CCGATGGATTACTACCCAAGAATTGTACTAATGTACCATTATAAGCCACCATGGGATAAATAACATCCGAGGCAGCACCCTTCATAATGATACGATCTTCATCTGAATATCCCATATTTTTACTTAATTCTATCAGAATAGAAAAAGCGGCAGAAGTCAACGCCGGCGACATGCGTTGATCGTAAGCACTATAGTCCCCAGCAACTATCCTATCCTCTCCAAAATGTACAATATGCTTGTGCATTTCATCCCATTCGTTAGAAAAAGGATTGATACCAACGGCACACTCTGAAACCAATGGGAACATACTTAATTGAGAAACTATGGGCAAAAAGAATTCACGCAACACCATCTTTAATGCCACGGGTGCCGCCTGAAATACCCTAACTTTCAATTTCCCAATTTTCACAGGTTCATCTTTTAAAGATGCTCGGAAAACACTCACAGAACGTTTATTTTGCAAATAACCTTTTTTCAAATTCTCATACTCTTGTAAAATATTATCTTCTATTCTAAAACAAGTATTATGATTTTCTTGAGGCTCAATTTCTTCACAATAACGAGATAAAGGTCCACTTAAAGGAAAGCCTACAGATGTATTCTGAGGCATTCTGTTTAAAAATTTGTCCATATCCTTACCATTAATTATTGTTTCTATATCTAAAGGTTTATCCTGTTTCATTCGCAATCTCAATGGTACTAAATAATCCTCACAAGCTGCTGTTAGTAAAGAAGTATTTGGGCCTACACTTATGTGCGAAAAACCTTCCATACCCTTTTGCCAATTGTGCCAAGGGGGAACATGGGGTAAGCCCATCGGAGCTATGCCAAACTTCCTTTTATTATCAAATACTATCTCAACGTCCTCACTAATATGTGACACTATTACTTCTGATTGTCTTGTGACGCCTCCTTCACAGGGTCCAAAAACACGGATGTTGGCACCATCGGAAAGGAAATTAGTTGGACATTTCGGAGAAATTTCACCACTTGTTGCAAATGGTATATTACCTCTATGAGCCTCGTACACCACAGTACATAATGGAACGCTCTCTGTTGGGAATAAAACACCAGGACCCAATAAAAATTTTTCCGCATCCTCTATGTTGTGTCTCAAAATTACACCACTGGCTCCCATAGCGGTATCCGTGACACCTGCTAATGAAAACCGACAATTTTAGGTGACTTTGTCTCACCAATAAAAACTCCCATGCACATACCTTTAAATGTGGTTAAACGTCGGAACACGTATTTTGCTCCATAATAAGACATATTACCTACATTTTGTTGGCCAAAAGTTAATCGCGCGTTATCTTTCAACAATGTGCCATCTCGCTGTCTGTAAATAAATGAACATCCTAAAGTGCCACTCGGTAGTTTAGCAGGAAAATATTTAGTCATATCCTTAAAATCCCCACCTGATGGAAAATAAAATATTCGCATATCTGTTCCAGGAACGTAAAATGATTTTTCTATCGATACATTGGCACGACTGACATATGTATTCTCATTATTTTGTTCTCGGACTCTAACCTCAAAAGTGGTATCACTCATGCAAAAATGATTTGGAACAACCAACATATGAGTTTTAATCATATAACCACCAGTTATCATTTTGCCATGTTTAACAAAAACACAATTTCTGGATGCTCGATTTACTAATTGTTCCCATGTCGCAG